AGGAGGCGAAGAGCCTTGACCGCGCAATCAAGAAAGCTGCGAAAAAGGCAGCCGCCTGATGTACCCGCCAATTTTTGCAACCTGTGCGGCTAACAGTGGTGTGCAGGCAGTGCTCGGCACAAACCCGTGCAGGCTGTACCCGTTTGGCGCGTCCACGCAGGGCGTCACTAAACCCTACGCGGTCTGGCAGACAGTAGGCGGTAGTCCTGAAAACTTTATCAATCAGGCGCCCGACATTGATTCCTACACGCTGCAGATTGATTGCTACGCCACCACGGCAGCAGCAGTAAGGGCAGTGGCCGAAGCGCTGCGGGATGCGATAGAGCCGGTGGCGCACGTCGTGTCATGGCGCGGCGAGGATTACGAGACAGACACCAAGCTCTACCGCTATTCGTTCGACGTGGATTGGTTCGTCCACCGATAGATTTTAAAGCAGTACCAACGCCCGCTTATGCGGGTTTTTTTATGACCTGAAAAAGAGGGCAACACCATGAGCGTACTTGCACAAGGCACGCAAATCTACTTTATCGACTCAACCGCATCGCCTGACGTGATTGTGACCGTGGATTGTGCCACGACATTCACGCCCGGCGGCGCGCCCAGCGACCAGATCGAGGATACCTGTCTCGAAGACACGAGCCGCTCCTACAAGCCAGGCTTGCGTACTCCCGGCCAGGCATCGATGGGGATCAACGCGGACCCGTCCAACGCGAGCCACATCCTGATGCACCAGTTGTCGGAAACCGACCCGAGCCCGGTACTCAAGTGGGCAGTGGGCTGGAGCGACGGCACCGCGGCGCCGACGCTGGATTCAAACTTTGAATTCGAGCTGCCGACCTCGCGCACCTGGTTCACGTTCCAGGGCTACATCAGCGACTTTCCTTTCGACTTTGCCCAGAACACGGTTGTCACTTCTACTGTGACCATTCAGCGTTCTGGCGGGTCTTCCTGGATCGCTAAAGTATGAAGCTGACCCTGGACGCGCTGCAGGAATGCGGCGCTTTCACGGGAGCGCCGGTCGAGCGCGAGATCACCTGGAAGAAGGGTGGGCAGGAGTACACGGCGACGGTCTACGTCCGCGCGCTGTCCTACCTGTCGGCTGTCTCTGATATCACATCCGTGCACACCAAGGGCGACCCGGTGGCCGGCAGAATCGCGGCGTGCATTTGCCAGGAGGATGGAAGCCCGGTGTTCACCGTGGGCGACATTACCGGCGAGGCAGATCCCGCGCGCGGACCGCTTGACGGCAATCTCACCATGGCATTGCTGACTGTTATCGGTGAGGTCAACGGCCTGGGAAAGAGCGAGATCTAACGGACGAAGATGAGTTGTGGCATGAACTGGTGCTGAACGGCATTGGTGGCCGCACTGTCGCGGAGGCGCAGGCCCGGCTGACCTGGCCCGAGTTTGTTAGCTGGCGCGCCTACCGCGTCAAGCGTGGGAGTCTCAACGTGGGTATGCGTGTAGAGGCCGGTTTCGGCATGCTCGCGGCGCTGTATGCCAACACGAAAAGTAAGCTCAAGTACAACAGATATGATTTCATGGACCACGACAGCGGCCCGCCTGTGAGCCTGGAAAAAGCGATGGAGGACTGGAGATAATGGCGAGTAAATCACTCGGCACGCTGACGCTCGATTTAGTCGCGAAGGTTGCAGGCTTTGAGGCAGGCCTGGACAAAGCCAGCCGCAAGTCGAAGAAAACCGCTGACGATATATCGAAACACGCGAAGGCGATCGGCATCGGTATTGCTGCTGGCGTGACAGCCGCTGCTGCCGGTGTCGCCGCCATGGTGAGCCGCCAGCTGGATGTGATCGACGCGCAGTCGGAAATGGCGAAACGCCTGAAAACCTCCTACGAGTCACTGACCACCCTGGCCCGCGCGGGCGACATGGCCGGCGTCAGCATGGCACAGCTCGAAACCGCTTCCCGCTCCCTCGATGTCAATCTGGGCAAAGCCGCGCAGGGGTCAATCGCACAAGCCGAAGCACTGGCAAAGCTCAATCTGAGCGCAGAGGAATTATCCCGCCTCCCGCTCGACAAGAAACTGCTGGCGATCAATTCAGCGCTTGAGGAAAACATCTCAGCCACCGAGCGCGCCGCTGTTGCTGCCACGCTGTACGGCTCCAGATCACAGGCGGCCATCCAGCAGCTTGATCCTGGTGTCATCGCAGAAGCCGCCCGCCAGATGGAAATCTTCGGGCTGAACCTTTCTAATGTCGATGCCGAAAAGGTCGAAGCGGCCAACGATGCCATGGGCACTTTCGGGCTGCTGGCCAAGGGTGTCGCGCAGCAGTTGACGGTAGAGCTTGCCCCGATACTGTCAGCGGTTGGGCAGGAGTTCGTTGATAGCGCAGAAGCGGCGGGCGGCCTCGGCGATGTTGTCCAGGATGTTGTAAGGGATTCCGTGCAGGTCGTCGCTTTTCTGGCCGATGCTGTTGACGGTGTCGGTGTTGCTTTCAGGTTTGCCGCGCGGTCAATCGGTCTGGTGGGTGCGACTACTGTTGAGTACCTATCAAAAGCCCAGGCGCTGGCTGCTGGCTTCGCCAAATACACTCCACCAGGTGCTGCATTCAATGCGCTGTCGGGCGGAAAACTGACGGAGATACAAAGGGAGCTAGAGGAGACTTCTGCGCTCGCCAAGCTGGTCGGCGACGACCTTGTAAAGCTCACCGAGCAGGATCTTGCTGATCCGCTCAAAGGCCAGAAGCTGCTGGAGTTTTACGACAAGGCGCAGGAGGGTGCGGAGAAAGCCGCCCAGGCCGCTGCAAAAATCCCCGAGGCAGTGAACCTGCCTGTGGTTAAAGAGGCCGCAGCAGTAGCCGTACAATCAGCAGCAGCCACGACCAAGCAGGTCGACGCGCTGGAGGCCCAAGCCGATGCGCTGGAAAAAGCCGCCGACGCACAGGCCGCTTACGCCGCACTGGTCAGCGAACTGCGCACCGACGAAGAGCGCCTGAACGACACGCTCACCGACCGGCTGAAAATCCTCAACTCAATAACGAACATCCCGGCTGCTGAACGCACCCAGGTTGCAAGCCGTATTGCCGCTGGCGCATTTGAACAGTCGCCCGAGTTCGCAGGTCTTGCCCCTGAAATCGGCGGTGCGGGTGGCGAGCTGCGCAAGATCAACAAGGCTCAGGCCGAGCTGGATGAATGGTATTCCACGCAGCTGGAAATGCTGGAGGGCTACCGCAAGGAAGAATCCGAGCTCAATGCCCAATGGGACGAGCAGGAGCTGGCGCTCAAGAAGCAGCACGAAACCGCAATGGCCGACATCGAATACGCCCGGCAGCAGGCTTCTTTGGTCGCCACCGAGGATCTGTTCGCTAATCTGGCCGATGCAGCCCGAGTCTATGCCGGCGAGCAGTCCGACATATTCAGGGTGCTATTTGCTGCAGAGAAAGCGGCATCCATCGCGCGCGCCATCGTCGCGATCCAGACAGGTATTGCAGAAGCATCAGCGCTGCCGTTCCCTGGCAACCTGGCTGCCATGGCATCCGTTGCCGCTGCCACTGCCAGTATCGTCGGCAACATCGCAGCTGTGACCATTGGCCAGGCGCACGACGGCATTGATTCCGTTCCAAAGTCCGGCACATGGAACCTGGAGAAAGGCGAGCGGGTAACGACTGCGAAAACCAGCGCCAAGCTGGACGGCGTACTGGAGCAGGTAAAGTCTGGCATGTCAGGCGGCTCCGGCGGGCAGACCAACCTGCGCATCGTGAACAGTTTCGATAGCGGCGAAGTGGTCGGGGGATTCCTCGGCAGTAAAGCCGGCGAGCGCGCGGTGATGAACATCGTCAAGCGCAACTCCCGCACCATGCAGTCCCTCACCGTATGACCGCAGTCGTCTGGCCGTTCCCGTCACGGGATGAGATGATCGAGGAGCTGAACTGGGTCACTGATGTCATCACCGCCAAAAGCGCCGAGCAGCGCATTGCCCTGAGATCAGCGCCACGCCGCACCTTCCAGTTATCTCACACCCTGACCGATTACCAGTATTCCCACGCCTGCGCAGTGATGCGCGAGGCCCAGGGCGGTGACGGCCTGCTGGTTCCTGATTGGGGGCAAGGTACATTCCTCGGCGCCGTGTCAGCCGGGTCATCTGTTCCCGTGTCCGCTGACCTGTCCACCGTAGATATCGGCGATTCCATGCTGCTGTGGGAATCCCTAACCAATTTCGAGACGGTAACAATCACAACCGACTCAAGCGGCACCACGATAGACATCGTGGCCAATGTCTACACCGCTGCGCGCCTTGTGCCGCTGTGGCCGGGTGATGCTCCCGAGGGTATCGCTAACAGTCGCGGGGGTGCGCGGATCAACCAGGTATCGGTTGCGATGGTGCTTTCTGACAACCGTGATCTGGCCGTAACGCCTGCAGTCGCCTACCGGTCGCTGGACGTGCTCGACGAGTGTCCGGTTATCGCGGCGGGTGAACTGGGCGAGGGCTTTGGCTGGCCGGTGTCCGCTTTCGACAACCCGGTGGGCATCCCCAAGTACATTCGCCAGCGAACAATACCGAACCAGACATACAGCATGCGCTGGCACCTGTTCACGCGCGCGGAGCAGTTCGCGTTGCGGGGGTGGCTGCACTACCGGCGCGGGCGGCAGAAGGCGTTCTGGATGTCGAGCCGGGGGCAAGATCTGGAGCCGGCCGCCAACATCAGCGGCGTCACGGTGCGGGTATTCGCGTTCCCGGGCCTGACAGGACTGGGCCGCACCGATCCGTTTGACATTGAAATCAAAACCGCTGCGGCCAGTTATTACCGCCGCGTCTCTGCCGCCACCGCCGGGCCGACCACAGACGGCAGGGCGACCATCAATATGACCATTGATTCATCCGCAACCGTGAGCCTCGCAGACATTGAGCGCATCAGCTTTTTGCGCTGCACCCGGCTGGATGCGGACCGCGTCGAGTTGCTGCACCAGGCATCGGCTGGGATGGCCGTGCAAGTGCCCCTGATTGAGATCCCGACCCCGTGAGCTACGACACCTGCGAGCAGTCGGTGGAGGATGGCCGGCCAAAGTACCGCGTGCTTTTTGCCGTGGGCGATACCGAATACCGTTACACCAACGACGAGTTTATTGTCGGGGACTCCGGTGGCAGCTGGATCCCAGAGGCTGTGGAGTTTTCAGAGTTCAGCCAAACCAACGAGATGGCGAAAGACCCTTTGCGCATCACGTTGCCAAGGACCAATGCTTTTGCTCTGCTGTTTCTTGGGCAAGTACCCGAGCAAGTAGTATCTGTGACAGTGTTCAGGGCGCACACGAACGACGTCACCGAGGAGTTCCGATTCTATTGGAAGGGCCGCGTGGCAGGTTCATCGGTCGAGGGCGACGCCGTCAGCCTGGACTGCGAGAATATTTTTACCAGCCTGCGCCGCCCGGGCCTGCGGGAAAAATACCAGATCCAATGCCGGCATGCCTTGTATGGGCGGGGCTGCGGACTGGACAAGACCGACTTTGCAGTCGTCACCACAGCCACCGCTGCGAGCGGCAGAACGGTGACCATTGTGCCCGACAGCAACGCATTCAATTTTACGGGTGGCATGCTGGAAACTGCAGATGGCATCTCGCGGGACATTTCGCTGGTGTCTGGCAGCACAGTGACCCTGTTTACGGCGCTGCCACAACTGGAGCAAGCGATAGATGATGATGGCCCACAGGTGGTCACGCTTTACCCTGGTTGCGATCACTCGCTCGACACGTGCAAGAACACGTTTAACAACCTGCTCAACTACGGCGGATGTCCCGGCATCCCTTCTAAAAATCCGTTTGGTAATGATGTAACTGGGAGTATTGCCTGATGTGGATATTCTTTGCTGTATTCGCTGTGGCGCTGGTGGCCACGTTCGCGCTGGCGCCGAAACCGCAGGGCCAGCCCAGCCCACTACTGGATGATATCCAATTCCCGCAGGCCGAGGTCGGGCTGGAAATTCCTGTGCTGTTCGGTTGCCGGGATATGCGCGCGCCGAATGTGCTGTGGTACGGCGACCTACGAACCACTGCCATCAAATCCAAAGGCGGCAAGAAGTGAAAATCCGCATGCGTGACATCCGTGCGGCGAAGATGTGCAGCCGTGGCGCGCGCACGTGGTTTGCCCGCCACGGCCTGGACTGGTCCGAGTTCATCACGAATGGAATTGACGCCGACCTGGTGCTGGCGACCGGCGACGCTATGGCGATACGGGTGGTAGAGGTGGCGCGTGGGCGGGACTAGTAAGAAGGTCACGGTCGGGTATAAATACTACCTCGGCGTCCATTTTGGATTATGGAAAGGCCCAATAGATCGCATCACCCGCATTGCGGTGGATGGGCGCGAGGCGTGGCCGCTGGGCGAGGAGTTTGTCGACCCGCAGACAGTCATCGATATCAGCGCAGAGGATCTATTCGGTGGCGAGGCTCGCGAGGGTGGGGTTTCGGGACGGGTGCGTATTTACATCGGGGAACCAGACCAGGCACAACTGAATTACATCTCCGACAAGATCAGCCACGACGGCAGCGGCGATGCGCCCGCGTTCCGAGGTATCACCACGGCAGTGCTGGAAGGCTGCTACATGGGGAACAACCCCTACCTGAAACCGTGGTCATTCAGGGGTGAGCGCATCCACACCCGGCAGGATGGCATTGCGCAGTGGTACGACGATAAAGCCGAAATTCCGAGCGTGTACCAATATTACGATGGCAGCGAGGAGCAGGAAATAACCGACTGCCAGAAGATCGAATACGATTTATATCACAATATTAATTTTAATTTTGCAACTGCTGGCGAGTGTTATCAAGAGACATGGATTGGCGCAACTTATGACGCACCAAAAGGCCCGGTAGTTTATACACTGAGCGGCGTTGATCCATCTGAGGTATTTGTTGTTAGAAAGCGAAACGGCGGAACCGGACGCGCATACACAATGGGCTGGACTGCATTCCCAATACCCGACGATGATGGCAATGGGATACCAGACGGTGAGGGATGGGCAACAAACCGTTTTGTTGTCACTACGCCAGACAACAACAGCGCTTTACATTGGCCAAACACATTTGATAGCCCTTTAGCAGCGCATAACTGGGCTTTAGAGCAGGAAGATGTGCTGTTGACTGGCTATTCCTCCTACAAGCTGTGGCTCTGGGATGATATAGACGTACGTGGCGGCGATATAAATCCAACTGGCGGCGGGCGCTTTTACGCGCAAATCCTGCAGCCCCGCGTCGATCAGTATTCGTGTTACCAAGCCTATTCCTGCAACGACATGAACCCGGCGCATATTATCCGCGAGTGCCTGACCGATCCCGATTGGGGCATGGGATACAGCGACAGCGACATCGATGATGATGCGTTCATGGCCGCTGCCGATGCGTTGTTCGATGAACTGTTCGGGCTTAGCGTGACGTGGAGCCGCGAGGGGCCGCTGGTCGATTTCATCAACGAGATACTGCGGCACATCGATGCGGTGCTGTACGTTGACCGGACCACTGGAAAGTTCGTGCTCAAGCTGGTGCGCGACGATTACTCGGTGTCCAACCTGGTGGCGCTGGATGAATCCAATGTGGTCAGCGTGTCCAATGCCAACCGCCCGGCCATTGCTGATCTGGTATCGACGGTCACGGTCAATCACTACGACCGCAGCACGGGCAAGCAGGGGAGCGTCACCCGGCACAACCTGAGCCTGCAGCAAGTCCAGCAGGGCGGCGGAAGCGCGACAACAGTATCCTACCCGGCCTGCACATCCGGCCCGCTCGGGCAAAGACTGTGCCAGCGCGATCTGGTGTCGCTCTCGACTCCGCTACTGAGTTGCCAGATTGAGGTGGGGCGCATTGCTGAGCAGCTGAACATCGGCGACGCATTCATTCTGGACTGGCCCGACCTCGAAATAAACTCGCTGGTCATGCGCGTGCAGCAGCTCACCCTGGGCACCAGCTCCAAGCAGACCATTGTGATCGATGCACTGGAGGATGTTTTCGCGCTACCAGGGCCGCAGGAATCGGGCGGTAATGGGCAGGGCGGCATCTGGACCGACCCTATTGGCGTTGGCGTTTTGCCTGCCACGCCGCGCATCGTGGCCGAGATTCCCTATTACGAATTGGCCCGATTCTTCGGCGCCGGGTATATGCTCGATGTCCTCACCGCCGACAGTGACGCGGGATTCCTGCTGGCAGCCGGTGGTCGGCAAGGTGCAGAGACAAATGCGCGGCTGGAGGTAGACGCTGGTGCAGGGTATGAGGACGGCGAGACGCTGGACTTCTGCCCGATTGCCTTTGCGGTGTCCGACATTGCGCGCACTGACACCATCATCTACATCACCGACCAGATCGATATAGACCTGGTGGAGGCTGTGAGCATCGCGCAGATCGGCGACGAACTGGTGCGCGTGGATCTGGTCGATCAGGACTCAACCGGCGCCTACCTGATCACCGTTGGCCGAGGTATCCTCGACACTGTGCCGGCGACACACTCTGCCGGCGATGCGATTGTATTCTGGGGATACGACTACGCCAGCGACGGAGTGCAGTATACGGCTTCGGATGAGCTCGACGTCATCATGCGCACCCAGCTGGGCAGCAGCGTGCTGGCCTATGACGACGCGCCGGTCGATACCCTGAATCTCGCCTCGCGCATTACTCGGCCCTATCCCCCCGGCGACCTGCGCGTTGACGGTGCTTCGTACCCGCCACTGAGCAGCATTGGCGGGGTGTTCTATGACGGAGAGCACACAGTCACCTGGAAGCACCGCGACCGGCTGCAGCAGACCAGTGATGTGCCCGAGGACTACACCGCGACCAATATCGGGCCAGAGGCCGGGACAACTTACAGGCTCGACGTGTACGCCACGCTGGACGACGAAACCACGTTCGATATGTTCGCCATCAGCGGCATTACCGGCAACAGCTACGTGCTTTCACTGAGCGCGAGCGAGCCCGCGCCGGACAATTCACTGTCGGTACATTTCAAGGTGACGGCGGTGCGCGATGGTTACGACTCATGGCAATCACCGAGCTGCGAACTGATCGCGATATTCCCCGGCGCCACCCGCACACTGCAGGACGGCACGCCACGAACACTGGAAGACGGCACACAACGGAAAACGGAGAGCTAACATGGCAGGCGAAATTAGCGGATTGACTTTACTGGGCGCGCCCTCTGGCCCGCTGCTGGCCGAGGTGCTGGACGAGGCCGACACCACAATGTCGAGCAACGGGACTAACAAGCGCGCGTACCTCGCGGGCCCGTATTTGATTGAGACAATCACCAACGCGTCGGCGGGCGAGTTCGACTTTGCCAGCATCCCGGCAGGCTTTAAGCGACTGATACTAAAAGGCCATGCTCGCAGCGATGCGACGGCAACCACCGACATCGTGTATTTGTTCATGAATGCCGACACTACTGTGGCCAACTATCACATGCAGAGCGTTAGGGGCATAAACAACGTGGCGTCAGGGACCGAGGCAGACAGCTCGCACATCATAACAGTGCCCGGCGACACATCCACCGCGAATTCATTCGGGCAATTTGAAATTGCTGTTGAGAACTACGCCGCCGACCCCCACCTGAAAACCGCGCTTTCGAGTTTCATGGCATACGAAACGACAGACCAACAGCGAATGGGCATGATGTCCATTGCGTCTGATATAACGGCTCCAATCACTCGAATAAGACTGCGAACAGACGGACACCCAACTGACGGACTGGTGGGCGAGGTTTCGCTGTACGGGATGTTTTGATAACTCCTCCTGTTAATGGTGGCAGGACCGGACTCGAAACCGGCTCCCCTTGGCCTTCGGGGTCTGGCCGTATGCCCGCTTGACTGGACCCGCCAGTGCGCTGCAACGGTTGCGTGTCCATCCACGCCGCCTGCCATAAATCGACCATATTGAGCACATCCTCACAATGGTGGCCAGCTAGGCAGGAGTCGAACCTGCAACCTGCGGTTTTGGAGACCGCTGCTCTACCAATTGAGCTACTAACTGGTGTTGGGTGGCAGGGCAGGATGCGTCCATCCTGCATATAGGCCCGACCGGGAAATCCCCGATCCGTAAGATGCCGCCTGCCATAAACTTTAATCTGGTGTCGCATAGGTAGTCTGCACTACCGTGGCTTTTGCGGCGCGGTATGCCCTAATAGAGGCATCGGCAATGATCACAGTATTTTGCACTATGTGAGCATCGTCATAGTTTTCCGGCAATGTCAGTGCTGCGTTTAGCACAGCCAGATAAGCCTTCTGCCAAAACTCAAATTCATCAGGTGTCATTTTCCTGCCCTCCATATAGCGACTACCCCAATAACGCCAAGGGTAATCACAACCACGATACAGAACACTGTAAAATCACTCATATCTACTCCTCCCCGCTAGCGGCGGGTGCTGTATCGGTGTGCAATTTTTCCCACGCCATGCGGAAGCCGCCTTCAAAAATAAATTCTGTATGTCCTGTTCTCGCAACAAGCTGTCGAGCGGCAAACCATTCTTCCATAGCAGAGTTCCGCGCACACTCATACTCTGCTCTGCGTTCTTCGTAGCCCCCCACCTAACCCTCCTCGCCCTTATGGGCATGTGCTACCTCGCGGGCGTAGTGCGCCTCGGCCTGTTCTCGCGGAGTCTTACCATTCAGCGGAAAATTAGGGTGCCGCGCCCAAATATCTATCAACGCCTCCCGCGCCCGCTCAAGCTCAGCACGGGCAGCGGCGAGTTCGGACTGGAGGGTGGTAATCTCGCATTCAGCGCAGCGTAGGGAGATAGGTGTAAAATGCTCACACGTATCCCTATTCATCGTCCCACCACTCTGTAATTTCCGGTGCCTCAATTGGATATACTTGCGTCACATCCCACAACGGCGAATCACCTGTGGGGTACGTTTTAGAGGATACGTGGTAGTAGTCACCCCGATATTGCACCAGCGGTGCTCCAGCTTGTGCTGCGCAATCCCGAATGTGATACCACTCCTGTTTATTTAACACTCTCATTCCCCACCCCCATACCCGGCTTCGCGCAGGGCTTCTTCCAGTGCGTCCCACGTTTCAGTTAGTTCGTGGTTATAAAATAGTGCTGCTGCATGCTCCGCCACCTTCTCCAATTCCTCAATCACTTTCTCGGAGTGCTCCACTTG